GAGTGGTCAATGGCCTACTTTCAGTGGTGCTGGTATTCAAACTGGTAATTACTTTGGTTCCTATAGTTGGGGTAAAATTAATTTAACCTCAAGATCTGAGAGTAATACTTATACTGCATATACATTAGGTGGAACAGGTGGAATTTCTACTTCTCCAGTAGTAAGACGATCTGAATCACTTAAATATAAGCAATATAAAACTCCTTGATCAAATCATTAATAAATAAAGAAAAATCTCTGTCCAAATGGCTGCTATAATAACTGATCAGATTAGAATATTAAATGCAAAGAATTTTATTGCTGGAGTAACTTCTAGTACAAATGCATATTATTCTTTTGTTGGGTTAACAAACCCCACTGATATTGCAACTGATTGGAATACAACTCCACCATCACCCAAAGATAGTTTTACAGAAGAAACTGATTATTGGGATAATATGATTGCATTGAAGAAGATAAATTCTGAAGATGCAAAACAAGTTGTGACTAAAAGGGTATGGTCGTCAGGTACTACCTATGACATGTATAGGGGAGACTATAGTAGAACAAATACTGCCCCTGTTTCGGGTGCAACTAATTTATATACTGCAACTTATTATGTTATAAACAGTGATTATAGAGTTTATGAATGTCTTCAGAATGGTACAGATCCTGATAACCCTAATGGTAGACCTTCTTTAGATGAACCAACTTTCACTGATCTAGAACCAAAATCTGCTGGAAGTAGTGGTGATAATTATATATGGAAATATCTTTATACAATTAAACCATCTGATATAGTAAAGTTTGATTCTACAGACTTTATGCCTGTTCCTGCAGATTGGTCAACAAGCAATGATAATGCAGCAGTTAGAGATAATGCTGTAGATGGATCTATTAAAATTATAACTGTTACTAATAGGGGTGTAAGTATTGGTCCTGTAGGTGGTACTGAATATCGTAATGTTCCAATTAAGGGAGATGGATCTGGAGCAGAATGTACTATTACAACAACTAATGATCAACAAGTTGATACGGTAGTTATTTCTAAGCAAGGTTCTGGATATAGTTACGGAAGTGTTGATTTAGAAGCAGGTTCAGTTCCTACTGGAAGCACTAGACCTTTATTTGATGTTATTATTCCACCTCAAGGTGGGCATGGATCTAATATTTACAGAGAACTTGGTGCTTACAATGTTCTTTTATATTCTAGAATTGAAAATGATAATGAGAATCCTGATTTTATAACTGGTAATGATATTGCAAGAGTTGGAGTAGTATGTAACCCTCAACAATATGATTCTACTTCACTTTTAAGTTCTGATAAAGCAAGTGCTCTTCGTGCTCTAAGATTGGCTGGAACTGGATATAGTTCTGCTACATTTACTGCAGATTCATATGTCACTCAAACTATTGCAACTGGATCAACTGCAGTGGGAAGGGTTATTAATTATGACCAAACTACAGGTGTTTTAAAATATTGGCAAGATAGAACTCTTGCTGGTTTTAATACTGTTGGGACTGGTATTACAACTCCTCAATATGGATTTAATTTAAATGCATTTACTGCTTCTCCTGGCACTGGAGGAAATGTTCAAATTACTCCTTCATCTGGATCTACTTTAGAAATTGACACTGGATTTACGGGTCTATCTACAGTAATAAATAATAGAACATATTATCTTGGCCAAAGTTTTACTGAAGGTATTGCTAATCCTGAAGTTAAAAAATACTCAGGAAATATTATTTTTGTTGATAATAGACCAGCTATTACTCGGTCAACAAACCAAAAAGAAGATATCAAAATAGTTTTGCAGTTCTAAAAAATCATGCCACAGCAAACCAACTTAAATGTAGCCCCATACTTTGACGATTATGATTCGTCTAGTGATTTTTATCGGGTCTTATTTAAGCCAGGATATCCTGTCCAAGCTAGAGAATTAACAGCTCTCCAGTCAATTTTACAGAATCAAATTGAAAAGTTTGGTCAACATTTTTTTAAAGAAGGTGCAAAAGTAATACCTGGTAATACGGGATATAATCGTATATATTATGGTGTACAGATTAATAATAATTATCAAGGAGTTCCTGTATCAGCTTATGTTGATCAATTAGTGGGAACAAAAATAACAGGTCAAAGATCTGGTGTAAGTGCCGTTGTAGATAAAGTTTTATTAGCAGAGGATTCTGAAAGAGGTCAACTTACCCTTTATATAAATTATCTAACGTCTAACACATCAAATAATGCCACTCAAGTATTTTCTGATGGAGAGGAATTAACATGCTCAGAAATAATAACTTCAGGATTATTAGGTAATACTGCAATTGCTTCTGGAGCACCATTTGCCCTTACAGTGGCAAGTGATGCTGCTATAACTGGATCATCATTCCAGATTCAAAATGGTGTATATTTTGTTCGTGGTCAATTTTGTAATGTAAATCAAGAGACTCTTATATTAGATCAATACAATAATGCCCCAAGTTACAGAATAGGATTATTTGTAAATGAAGAGATAATTAATGCGGATATAGATGAAAGTCTAAATGATAATTCTCAAGGATATAATAATTACTCTGCTCCAGGTGCTGATAGATTAAAAATATCTTTAAGTTTATTTAAAAAATCTACTGATGATTTTGATGATAATAGTTTTGTTGAATTGGCAGTAATAAATGATGGTGTTTTAAGAACTCAAAGAAAAGGATCTGCAGGAGGTGCTGCTTTAGGTGGATTTAGTGGAGTATATTCTTCTAATTTTGATTTAACTGATACTCTTGCAAGAAGAACTTTTGATGAAAGTGGGAACTATGATGTAAAACCTTTTGATGTTACTCTTTTAGAATCTTTAAATGATAATATTGGAAATCGAGGTATATTTAATGCAGGTCAGTTTACTCCAGGTGGTGAAACTCCAAGTGACGATTTAGCATTATATAAACTTTCTCCAGGTAAAGCATATGTTAAAGGATATGAAATTGAAACATTGAATCCAACATTCCTTGATGTTCCTAAACCAAGAGATGTAAAAACATTAAAAGATCAATCAATAATTTATAATACTGGACCTACACTTAAGATAAACAGTGTTTTTAGAACTCCGACTGTAGGTATTGGTAGTACATATGTTCTAAGTTTAAGAGATCAAAGAGTAGGTGTCAACTCAGAAACTGTTTCAGGTAAAGAAGTTGGTCTTGCTAGGGTATATGATTTTAGACTTGAATCAGGCACTTATGAAGTTGCAGATTCTGATAAGCAAAAGAATCAATGGGATCTTTCCTTATATGATGTACAAACTTTTAGTGAAATAGAATTAAATCAATCCATTACACAATCTGTTCCTGCTTTTGTTGAAGGAAAAGATAGTGGTGCTACTGCCTTTCTTGTAAATTCAGTCAGTGCTGGAGTAGCTTTAACAATATATGAAAAAAATGGTAATTTTATTACAAATGAGCAATTAATAATTAATGGTATTGATAATGGAAGAACTGCAATAGGTATTACTGATTATACTGTTTCTGATGTTCAATCTGTTTATGGAACTGATGATAATAATGTTGGTCTTAATACTTTTAGTGCAAACGTAATTCCTTCTACACTACTTAATGTAGGTGTTGCTACAGTTGGTGTAGATAAAGGAGCTGCAGGGACTAAGATACAGAGCACTAATCCTAATTTTCCAGGTATTACTACTATTGGTAATCTTATCTCCTATAGTGATCTTGCAATATCTGAAGATCCTATTTTATCAAGAGTAATTAGTGTTGGAACTGATAATGTTACTGTTGTAGGTGTTGCAACAGTAAGTGGCATATGTAATGGTGGATTACCAACAACTGCTTCTGGTATTACCAGTGTAACTCCATTTTTAAGTGTAAGTGATTTAAAAGTTTTAGCAACTCAATTAGATAGTTCTAGTGATAACACATTATATACTCGTCTCTCTAAAAGAAATGTATCTAATATTGATTTAACAGGTGCATCAGTTGTTGTAAGAAAAACATTTGCTGTTAATATCAGTAGTGGTAGATTAGAAACTCCTGTTCCTACATTAGATACGAGTGAGAGTTTCCAACCATTTAGTGCAAAGAGATATTCTTTGATTGGTGCAGATGGTAAGACTCATGAATTAACATCAGACCAATTTGATTTTGGAAGTGGAAATACTTGTCAGATTCGTGGTTTAACTGATCCTCCTGCTGCAAATAAAGGAGCAACTTTAATTGCTACTATTAAAAAGCAAAAACCAAAAGCAAAACAGAAAATAAGAAATAGGGTTAAATCAGTAGTTGTTAATTATTCTAAGGATGCTGCTTCTGGAATAGGAACTACTACATTAAATGATGGATTGACATATGGTACTTATCCATATGGAACAAGAGTTCAAGATAAAAATATATCAATAAATGATGCTGATATTATAGAAGTATTATCAATATATGAATCAGCAGATACAAGTGATCCATCATCACCAAAAGTTAATTTATCTTCTATTGTAACTCAATCAACAACGACAAATGAGTTAATTATTGGTGAGCAAATAATTGGACAATCTAGTGACGCTGTTGCAATGGTTGCAGAAAAACCAAGTGATAGTCAAATTACTGTGATTTATCAAAATGAGCATTTATTTACAGAAGGAGAAACTGTAAATTTCCAAGAATCTGGTTCTAGTGCAATAGTTTCAAGTTTGGATTCTCCAAGTTTTGACATATCTCCAAACTTCTCATTTGTAGATGGTCAACAGTCAACTATTTACAATATTGGTCAAATTAAGAGAAAATTTGATTCGGATGCCCCATCCAAAAAAATAAAAATTTACTATTCTAATGGATCTTTTGATTCTGCAGATAATGGTGATTTTATAACTGTAAATTCTTATGATCAATATGATTATGGAATAGATATTCCTAAAATTGATGATATTTCAAACTCAGATATTATTGACATTAGACCAAGAGCAGGTCAAGTAGCTTCTATTTCTGAAGGTGATAGATCTCCTCTAGAATTTAAAGGAAGAAGTTTTAATACATCTGGAAATTCCGCTCCTAATATTTTAGCATCTGATGAATCATTATTAGCTGATTTTTCATTCTATCTTGGAAGAATTGATAGAATATTTTTAAGTAAAGAAGGTCAGTTCCAAATAAAATATGGAGATCCTGCAGAAGATCCACAAAAACCTGTTCCAGTAGATGGTGCTATTGAAATAGCAACTGTTAGACTTCCACCATATCTTTACAATGTTGCTGGAGCTCAAATTGATTTCTTAGATCGTAAGAGATTTACGATGTCTGACATAAAGAATCTTGAAAATAGAATTAAAAATCTTGAGTATTATACTACTCTTTCTTTATTAGAAACTAATACAGCAAATATGTTTGTTGCTGATGGTGATGGATTGAATAGATTTAAGTCTGGTTTCTTTGTAGATAACTTTACTGGATTTAAGACTCAAGAACAAGCAACTCCTATTAATAATAGTATTGATACAAAGAATAAACAATTAAGACCAAGACATTATACCAACTCTGTTGATTTAATTTTTGGACCTGTTGTTGGTAATGATCCTAATGATGACCTTAAGTTTTCAACAATTGAAGGTATTAATGTAAGAAAGAAAAATGATATTATAACTTTAGATTATTCTGAAGTTGAATGGTTAAAACAGAGTTTTGCAACTAGATCAGAAAGTGTTACTCCTTTCTTAATTAGTTTTTGGCAAGGAACTATGGAGATTACTCCAGCTTCTGATACATGGGTTGATACTGCTAGATTGCAACCTAAAGTTATTAATGTTGAGGGTGACTATCAATCAGTCTTTAACCGAATGGTTGATAATGGTGAGATAGACGAACAAACAGGATTTGGTCCTGTTGTATGGGGTTCATGGCAGACTACATGGACAGGAACAACAACTAATGATAGTACAAGAGATACTACAATATCAGATGATCGTGTGTTTGGAATGGGTGGTTGGATTAATAACTTTAGTGGTGGATTTGGAAACCCTGCTAGAAGAATTAGAGAAACAACCAATAGAGTTACAAGAGAAACCACAAGAACCACAACTCAACAAGGTGTTGAGAATAGAACAGGTAGTCAGACATTAATTACTGAATCATTTGAGAGAACTTCTGTTGGTGATAGGGTTGTAAGTAGAGATCTTATTCCTTTCATGAGATCTAGAAATGTTGAATTTATTGCTAAGAGAGTTAAACCTCTAACAAAACTTTATGCTTTCTTTGATGGACAGGATGTTACTAAGTATTGTGTTCCTAAGATTCTTCAAATTAGTATGACCTCTGGAACTTTCCAAGTAGGTGAAACTGTTAGGGGAATGGTCAATCCAACAGGTCTTAGTCAAATAACTGCAGAAAGTTTACCTGAAATTAGATTTAGATTGGCACAATCAAATCATAAAGAAGGACCATATAATATTCCTACTAAGGTTTTTGTAGAAAACCCTTATACAAATCAGAGTTTTCCTGCATCTTATTCATCCACTTCTAATGTATTAAATGTAGATACATTCTCACTATCTAATGAACCACAAGGATCTTACTTTGGTTGGGTTCAAGAAGGAATGGTTTTAAGAGGTCAATCAAGTGGAGCAATTGCAACTATTGAAGAAGTTCAACTTCTTTCAGATATTGGTGCATTTTGTGGTGGATCTTTCTATATTCCTAATCCCAATAATATTAGTTTCCCAAGATTTGAGACAGGAAGTAAAGTTCTTACATTAACTAATGATGCAGATAACAATCCTGACAATGCTACAACTGTTACTGATGAAACATTTACATCTGCTGGAACATTAGAAACTGTTCAAGAGAATATTGTTTCTGTTAGAAATGCTAGGATTGAACAGAGACAGCAATTCCAAGAAAGGAATGTTAATAGAAGTCTTGGAACCGAAGTTGTAGCTC